ATTCGCTTGACTTGATAGACAGAGTAACGTCAGGCGAAGTAGAACGCGGATTGGCGAACTTGAGACAGGTCCAGATCACCCCGGCTCGGCAAAGCCGGGAGATCGTTGAACTGAGCGCTGAACTCAGCGAGCGGATCGTTCTTTTCATACATCTCCACAAAGGTGTGGCGAATCGCGTCGTACAGCTTCTGCGTGTCCGCAGCGTGAGTGCCATAGTCGTCGTGAATCATCGCCAGTGAATTAATACCCTGCCGTTTGCACTCCTCAACGGTCAGGACCAAATGAGCAGCGTCCATCGAGTGCACGAAGTTCGGTGCGATTCCGTTCTTATGACGGCTCGCGTCCGGCGTGTCCGTGTCGGTCGCCACGCGAATCTGCGTCTTGCCGAGCAGCTTCGTGTTGACGTGCACGAACTCCATCTCCGTGTAGCACTGCATGACCGGGAAACCAGACGGGGCGATCCACTCGATCTGTTGCCAGCCGCGCTTCATAAGCGAGGAAGCAGTGCGTTGAAGCCATCCCATCGCAGCAGCAGCCGCAATAACAACATCACCAATCGCAGCCCACACAAGATGGGAAAGGAACTCAGCAGCGAATCGATACTCAGTCGTCTCGAACTCAGGAGCCTCACCACGCTTCAGGTAATGAACTCAGCACACGAGAACCGCGTCGAGCCATAAGGCAGAGTCATAACCGAACGCTTGACAATGGAACGATTCATACCGTGGGCCAACCACTTCTCCCGATAAACAGAATCGCTCTCACGTCGGTACTCAAAATTCGGATCGGACAGTTTGGCTGCTACGACATCAGCTACGCGCTGATAGATGTCTTCAGGTCTGTCACCGGGAGTGAGATTAACTGCCCGTCCTCCAACAGAATCTCGCAGCATTGCCGAGAAGTGCTGAAGGCCATTGCAACTACCGTCGAGGCCCACTGCGACGCGACTTTGGAAAGTAGAAGGGCTTGATCTCCACTCGGCGTATTCGAAACACCACGCAAGAAACTGGAGAGGCGCGTCAGCTTCTTGCCAGCCACGGTGCCCGACAGGGTCGTTTGCCCATTGGAGGATGTATCGTTCATTTTCGTGTACCCATGTGATGCGATCTTCGAATGGCTTCTTGTCCACTCCGAATCGATTAGCTCCGTTGATCTTGAACCAGCGCACCGCGTCCGGAGTATCGAGCGGCTTGCCTTGTGCGAATTCCAGCAGCGCCTTCTGGATGTCGCTGCCCTGCGGGTTGATGCCGGTGGTGAGGGCGTACAGCCGCCCACGGAAGTCAGCCTGATACATGAAGTGGATACGCTCGTAGTCAGCGAACTTCAGCGCCGTGCGGGTCGTCGTGTAGAAGCGGCCCCACTTCGTGCCCCGCAGCTTGCGCTCCGTGTGCCAGTCCGCCATGCGGCGCTTCCATGCGGAGAACTCGTTCAGTTCATCGCCGGTCATCTCCTCCTTCTTCATGTCCTCCTGAAGCCACTCGGGCTTAGGCGGCTTCGGCAGTTCTGCCTGCGACAGAATCTCGTCCATGTCGATGCCGTGCTTCGCGCAGTCCTGCACCGCCTTCAGCATCTTCTTGTTCACGCGCCACTGCACCGCTTGCAGGTGGTTCAGCGCCTCCAGCACCACCGGCATCTCCCGGTCAGTCCTGGCCCCACGTACCCACTTCACCGCGTTCGGGTTCTGGCGACGCATCTCCGGGGTGTGATACCCGCCGTCGAATGCCGACACCCAATCCCTCGGCTGCTCGATGAACGGCAGGTTGTACGGCATGGTCAGTTCGACGTGGCCCTTGATCTGCTCCACAGCCTTCATAGCGGCCTCGGAGAACGACACCTCCATCGATACCACCACGCCACGTCCCATCGCCTTGTGCGTCGATTTGGTGACTTCCACCATGCCCAGCAGGCGAAGCTGCTCGATCAGGAACAGGGCTACCTGCTCACGGTCGCTGACTTCCCACTGAGGCAGTCGAATCTGGTGCGTGTTCGCTGCGTTGCGGATCACGTTCACCCGGTGGTCAGCCGACTTCGACTGCTTCTTTTCGAGGTTGTGCACCAGCGTCCAGAAGATTTCCGGCTGCACATGCTCGAAGGTAGAGAGCACGAGTTCGCCGTAGATCGTCTTGCCCATTGCGCGGGCCACCTTGCGCACGTCCTGTGCGCCGTCCTTCAGCAAGTTCACGAGCAGATCACGCACAGCGATGTACGCCACCGCTGCCGGGTCGAGCGGCTTGAGCAGCGCTACGTGCGCCGCCCGCCGTCCTGCCTTACCCGTGCTTGCCACCTCCGCTGCTACCACGTCGATCAGCGGCAGCACCCAGCGCCTGAAGATCGCTGCTGCGTACGGGTTCGTGTCGGCGTGTCCGTCCTGCTCTCGTCTGTTCATCATCGCGGAGGCCCGTGCAATGCCAGCCGTCCGCGTCTCCGCCTCCAGTTCAACCTGCGTACGCGGCACCGACATCAGTCGATGTCCACCTTGTCGAAGCGCACGCCCTTGAACACCGGCTCACGAAGCTCGCCGCTCGGCAGGCGTTCGAGGCAGGCCACCTCACCGATGCAGCCTTGAATCTGCACCGTGCCCTCCCACCACGCGGCGCGCTCGGCGTCCGTGCCGCCTGCGGCCTTCACCACCGTGCCGTCAGCGAACTGGAGCACCACCTTGCCCGTCGTGCCCTTGTACTTGCCCTCGCCTTCCTCGACGCCCGCGATGCGGAGGTCGAACGTGACGCGGGGCTTGGCCTTGATGATCGCGCCGTCGCTGCCAGCGCCAGCCTTCCAGCCTGCCTTCGGGTCGCGGAGGATCGCGCCGTCGAATGCGCGCTTGTCACCGTGGGCACACAGTTCGTCCGCCCGGTCCATCGGATCGCCGTACGTGCCTGCCGTCAGCAGCGGGCAGAGGAAGACCTTGTCCGACTCGGTGAAGCCACGGGTGTAGAACGCCAGCTTGTTGTAGCGGTCCTCGAAGGCGATGGCACTGGACCCCGCCTCGAAGTCCACCAAGGGCAGTGCGTCGAACGCAGCGAACTGAAGCTGCGTCACCGGGTCATGCTTGCGGAACCAGCCCGAGATGCGCGGCTGCGAGTTGCCCTGCGCCCACGCCTCGCCCAGCACAGCGAACGTCTGACCCTTCTCCAGCGGCGTGCGGAACAGCGCCAGCAGGCGGTGGCCGATGTGATCCATGCTGCGGACGATCTCGCCGGTGCGGCTGATGATCTGGAACGACTGCTGGTTCAGCAGCTTCACGATGACGTTGCAGCCGTCGTACTTGTACTGGAGGTCGTACTTGCTGGCGAGGTCGCTGATCGACGCTGCGCCGATTGCCTTCTTGCGTGCTGCGGAGAGTGCGGAGAATTCAACAGCTTTGTGGACGAGGTACTTGCTCAATGTGGACTCCTTAGAATGCAGCCGAAAAGAGAACAGCCAGCGAGGCTGCTGCGGAAGCGACTTCCCGTTCGAGGTCTTCGAGGGAGCCACCGTTGTCGATGATTTCCTGACCGGGGATGCTGACGATCCCGGCATTGATGTGGAACGCGAGGCGTTCGCTGACGTGCGGGCAGACCGGCGAGACGAAGGGGCGCTTGACAAACAGCACCTTGTCCGCGAGGGCGGCTTCATTCTCGAAGCGGCAGTCCGTCACCAGCACGATGCCGCTCGACTCATGCCACTTCTTCTGTGCCAGTTCGATCCAGAACGTGTCGCGCACCTTGCGGCCCGCCGTGCCCAGCACCTGCATGAACTGGCGAGGGCTGATCTCGAAGTACGGGTCATTGCTGGTCGCATCGCGGTCGCGGAGGAAGCGTTCCTCGTACTCGTCCATCGCATACGCCCACAGCGCGGCGCGGTCACGGCTCGGCAGCTTGTTCATGAACAGCGTCTCGGTCGCGTCGTACAGGCGCTCCTCGAACTGGCTGGCACTGAGTACGTGCGGCACTTCCTTCGTCTCGCGCTTGAACGGGTCCAGCCCGATGCGCTTGCTGATGTCGCGGAGGTAGTCAGCGAACCCGCCGATCTCCACCTTCGTCGCGCCTGCCGATACCAGCCCACGCTGGAGCATCTGTGCAACTGTGTCCTTGCCTGCACCTGACAGGCCCATGAGAGCGATTACCTTAGCCATTGACGTACTCCTTGAATTTGGTTCGATACTGTTTGTTGAATGCCACGCTGTCGATGTGGCCCATATGAATGAGTGCGTCGATCTTCGCCACCACGTCGGCGGCTTCGAGAGTCAGTTCCCGGTGCCGCTTACGACCGCGCAGAACTTTCATGCACTCCTGTGTAAGTTCCCCGCATTCTTCTGCGAGGTGCATAAGCAGCTTCTTCATTAGTGGATGTGTCCGAGTTGGATGGTGAAGGTGTCGTAAAGCGTGAAGCGGCTGTCGCTACGCGGCGTATGGAAGCCCATCCACTGCGCCGGGACCGACGAGTAGCCAGCGATGCTGCTGTACTCGGTGCCCTCGCTGTCGCTGCCGAAGAACGCGCCGTTGACCACGTACTGTCCCGAGTTGAACGAGCAGACGTTGTGCTTGTCGCCCATGCGGAAGAACGTGATGTACTTGCCCTGCTGCTCGCTGCGCTTGATCTTGTGTGCCCGCATTGCCGACTCGGTCACAGCCACGCCAACGCCGTGCTCGTACAGCACCGTCTGTCCGTAGATTTCGGTGTAGGTGCAGATCGAGTCCGTCACGTCGAAGGTCACATGCTTGTGGCCTGCCGTCTCGCTCAGCAGTTCGAGCGCCTTGTACAGCGGGTAGCTCAGTTGCTCGCGGCCCGGTCGGAACATGGTGATGCCGTGTCCGTCCCAGTCGTGGTTGCCGGTGACACAGGGGATGTCGAGACGGATACCAAGTGCTGCAAGCGGCTCAATGACGTGTCGGAAGATGCCAACAGTAGCGTCATGAATCTGCTGCGCTGTTCCGGTGTCAGTTGCGCGAGCCGAGTTGTCGTGCTTCTTGTCGCTTTCAATGATGTCTCCGATGATGGCGAGGATGATCCGCTCGACCTTGAAGCCAGCCGCAGCCTTCTGCTTGATCTGGAACACCAGCGCCTCACCGAACTCCTTCAGGCGCTTGAACGCTACCGCCGTGTTGAACGTGCCACTCAGCTTGCCGATCTGTAGATCGCTCAGCAGAATCTCGACGGTCAGCGGCGTGTGCGTCGTCGGGTGCTTCAGCGGCTTGCTCAGCGAGCGGTTCTTGTTCAGCGTGCGGATCGCTGCGTGGACACCGTCGAGCAGAGCGTCCCGAGTGCCGATGCTGCCAAGCGCCTCGTCAAGAGCACGACGAAGGCGGTTGTTCTCTGTGCGGGTGTTCCGCAGCGCAGCCAGTTCCTTAACACGGTCAACCTCGACCGGGAGTTCCGTCGTGTCCAGCTTGCTGATCCAGTACCGGGCAAGCTGCGGGCTGACAGCGCCCCGGCCCAGTTCGGTGAGCGCCTTGGCGGCGCGGGCCATGCTGCCTTCTGCTTCTGCGTAGGCGTCCTGAATGTCTTGGTCACTGAAATCCTTGCGGCTTACTTGCATTTATTCTTCCTCGGTCGTTGATCGTTTAGCTTTGGCACGGGCCAGTCGGGCACGCTTGTTCTTCAGGAGGCGCTTCTCGTCCTCCGTCTTGTGGGTGTGATACAGCACCTGCTTACGCGGCCCGTCCTCGCTGAGGTACTTGCCGACGTTCGTCAGGAACAGGTGCGGGTCGATGCCCTGCCCGATGCGCCCTGCCCAGTTCTCGATCTTGCCGAGGATGGCGTTGCACCAGCGGCAGACCACAGCGCGGCAGACGCCTGTCTTGTGGCAGTGATCCACCACCGTGTCTTCGTCCATCGTGCGGTTGCACAGTGGACACTCGGGCGACTCGCGCTGCCAGCGCTTTCGGTAGCCCGTCAATTCAGTCTTGGTTAAACGCCGCAAGCTCGGCCTCCTTTAACGTAATGCGTTCGTGAAGTTCATGTAGTCCCGGCAGCAGTTCAGCAGTCGATGGAACGACCGCCATGAACTCATGAACCGGGGCGAGAGCCGTGCGTCTGATCCACAGAAGGCACGCCTGCTCAACGAAGCGATGAACCCATGACTCCATGTAGGTGAGGCGGTACGCTCTGCTAACGACCGCATACGCGTCTGCGTTGCAAGTCGTCCCAGCCAGCAGCGCCTCTGCTGTCTTCTCGCCACAGTCCTTGCCTTCATGCTTCTCCAGTCCGGGGATGTGGTCCGCGCTGTCTCCCTGAAGCATCTGGAGCCAGAACCACTTGTGTCCATACGTCAGGCCGTCACTACCGATCACCTCGTATGCGCCCAGCGGGACGTGAACGAGGAGGTAGTCCACCCAAGTCAGGTGCGTGCCGGGAAGCATTCGCATGTCCTTGTCGCGGGTGTGGATGACGGTGCGGGTGTCGGGATACAACAGGTTGGTTGCGAGGCCAAGGCCATCATCTGCTTCACGATCTCGCCAGCAGATGCGCTCCCAATTTTTGAATCGGGCAG